AAGAAGTTGAGAGTCGATTGCTCGCATCACTTCTTTCTGGCGGAGAATACAAAGTCACAGAAGCGAGAGCGAGAGTCAAGATTGAAATCTCAGAGCTTGCTGAGTATGTCACACTCAAGAATATGGAGAAAACGAATCTTGAGAACTTGTTGAATGCTACAGACAAGATGGTATCATTCATTCAGACCGCACTTGCACAGAAACGTTCCGAGCATTATAAAAGCAAGGAAAATTATGACAACGCATAAACTCTACTTGATGATGACTCGAAGAAAGTGTGTAGCTCAACCGATACACGTTTCTTTCAGAGCAACAAGCGATGAACACGCTATGAGAAAGCTTTACAAACTCATTCAACTCACAAAAAATGAAGACTATTACTTTGGCACTACGTTCAAGAAGATATAGACCGACTCTCTCAGATTGGTTCTTTTGGCTCTTTGGGCTACGAAGCAGATGTTGTGTTGCACAGAACTACTACTGGAAACCGACTCGTGCCCATTGTTCACACTGTGGTAAAATTGTTTGAGTATGAAGCGATTTTACTTGCAACGATACGAAGATGAAACAGGCGTTTCGGGAACAGGAAAAGTTGCTGAGGGAGTTATGTTCCAAGATGGGCGAGTTGTGATGCAGTGGCTATCGAACGGAGTTCACAGCATCGTGTTTTACGATTCTCTCGCAGATGTCGAGAAGATTCACGGACACGAGGGCAGAACGAAGATTGTTGTTCTCGATGTAGTCGGACACTTTCACAACATAAATCTACAAGATGACTCTACTTCTACGAGCTTATAACAAAGAGACAGGGCTTGTTGAGACAAAACCGTTCATCTCTCAACCGTTTTATGTGAACGAATTGCTCGCAGACAGTTCTCTCAGGTGGGAGCTTGCGTGTTTTCAAGTAGACAAGAATGGACTTGATGTGTTCGAGAGAGACTTTGTTGTTGATAGAAAAAGTGAACAAGCGTTCGTTGTTGTGTTCTCACGAGAGCGTTCACAGTTCTTGCTCAGACACGTCTTTGACAAGAGCAAGCCGAAAACAAAATCAACGATGTCTCCGAGAAGAATTGAAGATGTGACTGAGATGGAAGTTGTTGGGAACATACACGATACAAAAGTTTTTCAGCTCATTCAACTTATATGACAAAAGAAAAAATCAACTTGAGTTCAGTTCTAATTGAAACGAAAATGCAGAAAGCGATTCTCAGAGTCTTGAAACGAAAGAAGATTATCTCGAATCAGACAACGGGAAACAGCACTCAGAGACTTTCGCAAGAAGATTGTGCAGAGATTATTGCAAGAGAATTGTACAAATGAAAAACAACGGACTCAGAAACAGATTCAACGAGAGAGACAGAATGACTTGGATTGGGTGGCACAGTTGCTTAGTGTGTGACAAGAATTGTTTTGATGCACTGCATCATATTATCTCTCCATCAAGCAGTTTTTACGTTGACGGAAAACACAACACAAGCATCTTAAACTCGTGTCCGATTCACAACTACCCTTGCCACATTGGAAACGAGGGTTTGTTGTTTCAAGAAGAAGCGATGAGAGTGTTGCTCGCAAAGACAGCAGAAGCTCTCGACTGGCAGGGCTACGAGTACACAGAGAACGACAGAGAGTTTATCTGTGTATACAAAAAACTATATGGCAAAAGAGAATGATATTCAGAACACAATCTGTGCGTATCTCGCTCTACGGAAGCACTGCTTTTGGCGACAGAATACAATCGGAGTGTACGATGCAACGAGCAAGAGATACCGCTCACTTCCGAAGTACGCAGTTGCAGGAGTGTCAGACATCGTTGTGATTCGAGATGGACACGCAATCTTTCTCGAAGTGAAAGCTCCGAAAGGCACTCAGAGCGACAATCAGAAGCGATTCGAGAGATACGTCAGCGATGCAGGAGCAACATACGCTGTTGTTCGCTCAGTTGAAGATGTGCAAGCTCTTGACTTGTAAGGTATACTTATTGCAGAGTATTGCTTGCTATGCGACTACTCGTTTTCTATAAAGAAAAATGGAATATACGGAAAAAGTAATCAGAGACATCGTGTGTGGGTTCGTTGATTATCCGAGTGAAGTTGAGCTTCATCTCGAAGAAAAAACAGACACAGAGGGCGATGTGACAGTTGTAAATATAAAAGTTCGTGCAGAAGATGTCGGTGCGTGTATCGGAGAGAGGGGAAGCACAGCAGATGCTCTCAGACGAATCGTTGGGCTTGTAGGATTCAAACAATGTGGCAAAAGAGTGTTTGTTCGCATTGATGCTCCGAAGATGCCACGCAATCATTTTTATAGCTAAAACATAACAGTATGAACGAACAGGACATTAAACCGTACACAAACAACGCAAAGAAACACCCAGCATCTCAACTCAAAAAACTCGCAGACATCGTTGCTGAGGTTGGGTGGAGACTTCCTATTCTCGTGAACAGCGATGGTGTGATTGTAGTCGGACACGGAAGATGGGAAGCGTATCAACTCTACAAGGACTCTTTGGGATTGAAGCAGATATGGGCAATCAACACTGAGGGCAAAACAGTTCTTGGAGAGCCAGAGACAACAAAGATGACAGATGAGCAAGAGCGAATGTACAGAATCGCAGACAACAAAGTGTCGGAGCTTGGGTCAGTTGACCTTGCAATCGTAATGAGAGAACTCACTCCGCTCAGTGACGAGCTTCAACTCATCTCAGGGTATGAGGCGTTCGAGCTTGCAGAAATCTCAGACGTGTTGAGCGACATCTCAGACGACCTCGAAGATGCGTACTCAGAGCCAGAAAACAAACAACTACAGTGTCCGAAGTGTCAGCATATAGACGAAGCATCTCACTTCAAAAGAGTTTAATGAAAGTGTATCTCGCATCAGTTGAGACATCGCCAAACCACTTCACAACACGCTCGCTCGCAGATATGCAACCAGTTCGATGGAGCTTGATGAGCTTCTACTATCTCTCGAAGTCAGACGAAGCGATGAGGCTTTTTGAATATCTGAGAGAAAACTCAGAGGGTGTTCTCATTGATTCGGGCGCACACTCGTTTCAGAATGGAGCGAAAGTTGACTTTGATGCGTTCACAAACGAGTATGCACAATTTATTGAAAAATACGACTGTGACAACATCGATGGATTCTTTGAGATGGACATCGACAGTATGGTCGGGTACGAGAAAGTGCTTGAGTACAGAAAGCTTCTTGAATCGAAGACAGACAAAATCATTCCAGTGTGGCACAAGAATCGTGGCATCGCTGATTTTGACAAGATGTGTCAAGACTACGACTACGTTGCAATCACAGGAGTTCGCAATCAAGACATCAAAGACGAACACTATCCGCTTTTCTACAAGAGAGCGAAGAAGCACAACACAAAGATTCACTGTCTCGGAATGACACAGCGAAAGATTCTCAACAAGATTCCGTTCGATACAGTTGATTCAAGCTCGTGGAAGCAGGGAGTGATTCGAGGGAGAGTCGGCAAGACACACTTCAAGCACACTCGCAATTACAACATGCTCTACAGACTCGGCTACAGAGAGGGTCAAAAGATGCAGAATCACTATGCTGACAGATGGCGTGTGGTATAATAAATACGGAATTAAAATTAAGAAAGGAGAACTAAGATGAACGAATTACTTTGGGTGCTTTTGCTTCTCGTAACGTTCGTAAGTGTCATCGCCTCCTACAGACTATTCGGCAGAACTGGATTGTTTCTTTGGACAGTAATTGCGGTGATTCTCGCAAACTTGGAAGTGGTAAAGACAGTTGAGCTGTTCGGACTCGTGACAACGATGGGAAACATCATATACGCAACATCGTTTCTCGTCACAGACATTCTCAGTGAGAACTATGGAAAGAAATACGCACAGAGAGCTGTGTACATCGGCTTTTTCACACTGCTTGTGTTCACAGGATTGATGGCTCTCACGCTACAGTTCACCCCACACATCTCAGACTTTGCACAACCGCATATGGTGGCACTGTTCTCGATTCTGCCACGCATCGCATTTGCAAGCATCGTTGCATACCTCATCTCACAGCTTCTCGATGTACACGTTTTCGAAGCAATCAAGAAGCGTTTGCCTCAGACTCGATGGCTCTGGCTTAGGAACACAGGTTCAACTGCTGTCTCGCAAGCTGTAGACTCGATTGTGTTCTGTGTAATTGCATTCGTTGGAGTGTTCGAACCGAGCGTGTTCTGGCAAATCGTGTTCACTACATACGCAATCAAACTTCTTGTTGCAGTGCTTGATACTCCGTTCGTGTACCTTGCAAAAGGAATGCACGAGAGGGGGGTCATCGCTCAAGACTAAAGCAAAACGGTTTCAAAGCCCACTTTACACAGTGGGCTTTTTTTTATGGTATAATGCAAACAAAGACTTGAACTGTACAGCTCGCTTACATAGCAACTAACACAACGCCTTATGGCAACAAAGAAAACACAACACAAAATACGATAGTAGGAAAGTCGAAAAAGAACACACAAAGGACTACTCGTAAAGCCCCCACTCGTGGAACTCGTGCATTGATGAAGAATGGAGGAGCAAGACCAAACTCAGGGCGAAAGAAGAATATTGACAAACTTACTGTACAGAAAGTGCGGGAGCTTCTCGAAGAACACGGACTCACACAAGTTGATGTGAAGTCAGCTCGTTCAGGAGAAGTGATTCGCAAAGCACGAACGCTTCTCATCTTTGACAAACTCTTTGAACAAGGAATGGCAGGAGATACGAAAGCAAGCAAGATATATCTTGACAGACTACTTGGCAAAGCAGAGCAACCTATTCTGCTTGATGGAAAACTAAGTCAAGAACATACACTCTCAAAAGAGACATCAACTCAAATCGCAGAAACGTGGGAGCTGTTCCGTAAAGCTTCACAGAAATATGGAGACAACTAGTGCAGAAAGACGAGCGAGAGCGAAACACTTTCTCGGATTCTGTGCAACATACTTCTCTCACTACTTCTACAGAGAACCTGCCCCCTTTCACTTCAAGCTCGCAGAAGTGTTGCAAGACGACTCAATCGAGCAAGTCGGTGTGATTGGCTTTCGAGGAAGTGCGAAATCAACATTCGCTTCTCTTGCATACATCTTGTGGTGTGCGTTAGAGGGTAGACATCGATTCATCATACTCATCGGAGACACGCAACAGCAGATGAAGCTGAATCTCTCAAACATAAAGTACGAACTTGAGAACAACGAAGCTCTCAGAAAAGACTATGGTGCGATGTATGACCCGAACAACAACTGGAGTGGTCAATCACTGTTGCTCACAAACGATGTGTTGATTCTTGGTCGCTCACGAGGGCAGAAAGTGAGAGGTATGAGACATCGAGAGTTTCGACCAGAGCTTATCGTGATTGACGACCCCGAAGACCTAGAGTGGGTCAAAAAGAAAGAGAATCGAGACAAGACAGAAAGGTGGCTTACGTCAGAAGTGATTCCTGCACAGCGTGAAGACAAATCAAAGCTCGTGATGATAGGGAACTTGCTACACAACGACTGCTTGCTCGCTCGACTCAAACGCAGAGGAACAATGAAGATGCTTGAGTTCCCACTGTTCAATAAAGACGGAACGTGTTCGTGGAAAGCTCTCTACCCTACACAAGAAGCAATCGACAAACAGAAAGCGAAAGTCGGAAGCGAAACAACGTGGTCAAGAGAGTATCTACTCAGAATTATCTCAGAAGAAGACCAGATAGTGAAAGAGACAGACATTCGAAGATACGATGTTGCGATGCTCAGTGAGCGAAACAGATATGGCGAGATTCTGCACAGCGTTCTCGATGCAGGAGTCGGAATCGACCTTGCAATCAGTGAGAAGGCTGGGGCAGACTACACAGCGATAGTCAGTGCGAACAAAGTGATGCTCGATGGAGAAGAAAAGGTTCTGATTTTACCGAATCCAATCATTCGCAAAATGGGATTCTATGATACGCAGAAAGTAGCACTGCAAGTTGCAGAGACAATGCCATTCGGCACGAAGTTCTTTGTTGAAGATGTCGGGTATCAGAAATCAGCACTACAGGGAATGGCGAGAGAGGGTCTTTCTGTCCAAGCGATGCGACCAATCTCAGACAAGAGAGCGAGAGTTGAGACAATCGCTTCTCCTATCAAGGGCGGAAAGGTGTTGTTCCCAGAAACAGGGTGCGAAGACTTGATTGCACAGCTTGTAAACTTCGGAATCGAAGAACACGATGATGCTGTTGATGCACTCGTGTATGTGATTCTCGGATTGCTCTCAAAGAAAAAGGTCAAAGCAGTGGCAAGACCAGACCGCATATAGTATGATGGTGTCAATGGCAAGGCACACTCTTGAACAAAAGAAAAAACTTGTTCACGTTGCTATCAATGGGGTGTTCGCAGAAAGATGTAAAGAAGAAATGCACAAGTTCGCAGAACACGTTCAGCAAAAAATAATGAAAGACATTGAACTTCAATTGAACACAGGACTGCCAGTGTATGTCGAGAGAGAAGATTATGTGATGAACGTAGCAGAACCCTCAGAAGACCTTTACAGCCTAATTGTTTTTTTACTTGAAGATGAATGATTTTACAAATTACAAAGGACTTTCAATACCAAAACCAGTCGGGGTGAAGTGCGGATATTGCCCTGCTGTGATTTTCAAACACAACGAGATGAACGGAAGACTGTATGTGACAGAGAAAGAGCAGTTGCCAATCTGTGCAAGATGCAGAGTGTTGAAAGGCAAGTGGGGGAAGAACATACTGAGAGACAAATCAAGATACGAGAAAGATGTTGCTCGCAGAGGGGAAGTCCTACAGCAACTCGCAAACGAGAAAGCAAAGAAGATTGCTCAGGAAACGCAGATTGCAACGAAATCGCAGATTAAGGACAACAAATAACTATGCAATTCATCAAAAACTTCCCTAGTGACTCAGAGCGAGAAAGAATCTCGGCTCTCAGTAAGTACCACAAGCTCTATGACAATGACTCGATGCCAGTTCTTGGTATTCACGAAGTCATTCTAAAGCAGTTCAAGAACGAGAGAGATGTCATATATATATCACACGCTATCCCTGCACGAATCAGTGAGTTCTACGGAGACTTTGTTCAGGGTGATGTTGACCGAATGGAGTTCGCAATCAAAGACGGAGATGAAGCGACAGAGGAAATGCTCGAAGCAATCATCGAAGAAAACGACCTCAAAGAAAAAGTGTATGACTTTGCTCTCTCACAAAGTGCGTATGGAGACACTGTGCTTCTCGGATATGTCGAGAACGATATGTTCTACATTGACGAAGTTCCTCAAGACCAATACTTCCCACAGAAAGATGGGTCAGTAGTTCTCGGAACGTACAAGAAAGACCCAAATGATGAAGCAGGGAAGAAGCTCTTGATGTATACACAGCACTATCAAGTGCAGGGTGGTAATGTGGTCATCGAAAGAAAGGCGTGGAGAACTGATGACGAGGGTGTGATATCAGAGCCATACGACATCTCTCGAATGGCTCAGATTCTCGGCAAAGAGATTCTTGAGAACGAACGAATTGATGGACTTGATGTTGTTCCGATTGTTGTGATTCCGAATGGTCGAGGCAGAGGAATGAGCAAGTCAGACTACCACGACATCATTCCGCAAATCGCAGAAATCAACGAACGAGTCTCGCACGTTTCAACACAGCTCTTGAAGAATCTCGATGCGAAGATGCAGTTGCCAGAGGGAATGTTTGACGAGCAGGGCAAGATTCAACACTTTGATGCAATCGCTATGAGTGCAGGAGATGTCGAGCCAAAGTATATCGTCAACACAAATGCTCTCATCGAAGAAACAAGAGAGCACATTCTCTTTCAGCTCAAGATGGTCAGTTTTATATCGGGAGTGCCGATGTTCGAACTACTCAAAACATCGATGCCAGAGCGAGTTGAATCGCTCAGGATTCAGTTGTTCAGTGCAGTTCGAAAGACAGACACAAAGCGAGCAAAACTAAAGAGGGGGTTGAAAGACATTCTTGCAATCGGATTCACGATGCTCGGCATTGAAGATGTCAAAGTTTCAATCAGCTTCTCAGATGTCTTGCCAGTTGACGAGCTTTCTCAGATTCAAGTTGAAGCAGAGAAAGTGCGAAGTGGACTTACTTCAAAGATGTCAGCGATGAAACGACTTGAGAACTACTCAGACGAGGAAGCTCAAGAGGAGATGTTGCTCATTGTAAGTGATGGTCAAGTGAGTGGGCTCAACGATGGAGCACCATTCGGAGAGTAAAAGTTATCCACACCTCCCCCCTATCGGCACTGTGTCACTCTTTTTCGGGGTTTTGAGCAAAAAAGAGTGGTACAGGTCAGCAGGGGGGGGGATATGATACGCCTCAACAGAGCCATATAATAGAGAGAGGGGTTCGGGGGGGTTTGAGAGCATCGGGGGGGAGGTAAAAAGACAATAATCTACACAAACACAATATGTTCCCAAAGACAAACAAGCAAGCAATCAACGAAACAGTCGGAGATAACGCTAAAATGCTCGAAGAAAGCGTGAAAACAGTGAACTGGCGACTACTGACACGAGCATACCTGAACGTACTCGGTCTTGTTCTCGTCACTATTTTCTCTTTGATTATCACAGTCAGACTCGCTCTCAGTATTTTCTAACGTATGGACAGTCGAGAGAACATCATTCAAATGGTCAAGAGAACGAAGCTCGGACAGCTTGACCAAAGACTTCAACGACTCGATACAAATGGGCGGAATCTTTTGATTCAAGCAGTTGAGAACAACGAGCTGACAGAGCGACAGAAGCAAGAAGTGTTACGCAGAATCCGCAATCTCGCAGAAGAAGCAAAGGGAGACATCAACAACTGGACTGACAGAGCCATCACAACAGCATACGTTGATGGCTTACGACAGACAGACAAGACGATTCGAGCAATACCAGAAGCAGATATTGACCTCGGATACAAAGGCAAGCTCACAGCGAATATCTTGAACGACAACGTGTCACTCAGACCGCATCTCGATGCAGTGACGTTGCTCACAGACAGCACGAAGCTCGACATCGGGAATGCGATGACTGGCTATGTGAACGGAGCAGAACGCAAGCTCAACGACTTGATGCGAGAGCAGATGCAGATGCGAATGGGAGCAGGAAGAATGGAGGGAGCGAGTCCTGCTGAGATAGCGAAGCGAATGGCAGACGACTTGAGAGCAAAGGGAATGACAGCTCTAATCGACAGAGGTGGGCGAGAGTGGAGCATCGGAGACTACACGAAGATGGTCGCTCGAACGAATCTGTTGAAAGCAAACGGACAAGCTACACTCAACAGAGGAACTGAATACGGAATCGACATCGTTGAAATCTCAACACACTCAGGAGCGTGTCAGATGTGTCAACCATACGAGGGCAAGTTGTATTCAATCTCAGGCGAGAGCAGTAGCTACAGCAAGCTTGAGTTCGGCTTGCCAATACACCCGAATTGCAGACATACGTTTCTCTTGCGACCAGACCTATCAGACAACATTGTGAAGCAGAGCAAAGCAACAACGCCAACAGAGCGTATTGAGCCAGTTGTAAAAGAGCCGAGCATTCTCGATGCGAGTGTTGCAAACAAGCTTCCCGACACAAGCAAGGGCATCAACTACGCAAACGGAAAGGTCAATCTGTTCGGGTACAATGCTCCGCTCAACGAGATGGAACGAAGAACTCTTGATGAGTACAAAGTCAAAGTTTTATACAAAGGAAGCACAACAGCGAGTGGCAGAGCAAGCGCAAGACAACCGAAGGGGTACTTGCTTCCTATACGAAGCACAAATGGGGGTTCTGAACTCGTTGTGACCCCACTCGGAGCAAGACGACAGCTCGCTGATGTGGCAAATACGTTTTATCACGAGCTAGGACACGCAATCGATATGCTGAACGGAGACAAGCGACTCAGTGCGTTGATTCCTACAGAACAGCGACTCGCTCTCATCTCAGACAGGGCACACAGAGGTGTTGCTCCTACTGTTGCGAAGTATAATCTCACACCTGCACAAGCAGAAACGTTGAAGCTTGGTGGAAAAATCAGTATGAGCGAGACAACGTTTTTGCAGATGCCAAAGAAGGCTGTTCGCTATTGGGCACGCTCGGAAGAAGTGTTCGCTGATTCGTATGCTTTCTACAAGACGAATCCATCGAAGCTCAAATCACTTTCACAAGCGATGTTCGACTTTATCGATAATCTACAATAAATATGACAGACAAAATAACAGCCCTCGAAGTTTTGATTGATGACCCTGAGCTTGGAGAAGTCACTGGCGAAGAAGCTGAGGAACTCATCAAAGCGATGGATGAGCGAATGGGAGAGCAAGAGTAGCACTCGAATTGTTGCCAACAACAAAACACACTGGTATAATGTTGGCAAGCATAGCAAGCCCAAAACAAACAGCGACAACTGCTGGCTCACTGAGCAATAAAGTTGTGATTTTATACGCTATCCATAGCAACAAATATGAATGAAGAAGTAAAAAAGGCAGAGGGCGAGAAAGGAGAGGTTGAAGCAAAGGTTGAAGAAAAGAAGACAGACGTTGTTGAAGAAAAGAAAGACGTGTCATCTCTCGAAGAACTTGCAAAGCAAAACCCAGAGGTAGCCAGAATCTTGCAAGAGAAAGATGAGACAGCAACTCGACTCGCAGAGCTTGAGAAAGCCATCGAGACAGACAAGAACAAAGCAAAACTTGAACAAGGAAAGTTTCAGGAACTTTATGAGGAAACGCTCAACAAGTACAATGAAAATATGAAAGAAGTTG